TAAAAATTACCAACTCCATTAGCATCTGAATTACCTTGTGCTGTTTTTTGACCTGAAAAAGTTCCATCTTGTCCAAAGTTCCAATACTCTGATGTTGAACTATTTGATGTCATAGTTAAAAGAACTATGTCGTTACTTGCTAAAGCAAAAGCAAGTAACTCATTTGTTCCAGCAGAAGGGTTGCCGTCTGTTCCAGCATCTGCTGCATAATATGTATTTTGAATCCCATAATAAAATTTACCATTGTCAACATCCATAGCTATTTGATGGATATGTCCTGCTGTAAATGTAGCACCAAAGTTAGTGGTATAATTACCATTATTTCTCCAACCTTGATATTGAATACCACCACCTTGAGCCACACTTAATTGTCCTAATCCATTACCTGAAGTTATACTAGCTTCTTCACCAGCAACACAAAAACCAAAACCATCATATAAACCACCAATCATATATTCAAAATACCATTTTCCTGATTTGGGTAAATTAAATGTAACAGCATCTAAATTAAAACCTGAAGAAGGTCCTGTTACTTGTAAATTAGCATTTGCTAATGTTCCACTACCTAAACCACTTGCATCTGCATAAACACTATTTAAAGTTGCAAAATTATTTGTTGGTGAGTCGCTTACTTGGTCATGTGCCGAAAGTCCACTTGAAAAGTCGTTACCATTTCCAGATTCATCGTCTCCAAGGTCAGAGGCATCTCTTCCATCAACATAAAAACCACGAGTTCCAAATGTTAAACCACTTACATTTCTAGGAATCCAAATTCCATTTTCATTCGTTTCTCCAAAACTAGATGCGTCTAATGCACCATTGTCAATGTAAACTATGTTTGTCATATACCCATCAAAAAAAGCACCTGTAGCATCATAAGTTCCAATTCTAATGTCGGATGATGCTCTACCAGCACCACCTGAATCGGTATTTATACTTGGATATGTTTCTGTGCTAAAAGATGTTACCCTTTGTCCGTTTACATAAATTATCATTCTTTGAGCTGGAGTAGCGTTGGCTGTGTCCCAAACAAAGGTGAGATTATACCAAGCACTTGGGTCACGGAAAACTTGAGTCGTTACTAATTTACCTATAACTGAACCACCAGATACATCTGTAAACTCCAGTGTATCATCTGCTTTAAAAAGCCAGTATTGATAATTGGTAGCATTATGACGATAAGCACCAATATATTGTTGAGTGGTAATATTGCCTCTTTTAAGCCAAACACTAAAAGTATTTTTTTTCCTAGTATCACCAGCACTTACTGACGAATCAATTAAATTAACAGTAGCTGCAGCATCAAACCTAAGAGATTGATCTATCGTGTATCCTGTGCTAGCTAAACGATTACTTGGAATTATTAGTGGCATTTAGAAGTCCTCCAGCTTTGGAAACTCCCCTAAAGGTCTAGTCATTACAGGTTTAGATTCTGTGCCTGTATTTGAATATTTATATAGCGTTTCTAAAACTCTAACATCTTTTGTTGCTTTTATTCTCGTGACCATATCATTTGATTTTGTTCTTACAGCAGCTCTAAATTTTGCGATATTATCTGGCAACGAATAATCAGAAACTTCACTTGCTTTAATCACCATCCAGTCTGTATCCTTTAAAATATCATAAGCTTGTTGGTTTACTTCATTAACTTTTACACTCTTTAATCCCTTAACAGTTACACCATCAGTTGTTTTATCTTCCATCTCAAGATCTTCAGAAGTTTTCCAAACCTTTTTTACTACTTTATTGGTTGCATCAAAAGTATAACCACCTTCTCTATTTTTATAAAATTTTTCATCTTTTACATTACTTCTATCTTCTTGAATTGGATAAAGACCTATAGCTGATTTTTCTTCAGCACTCCAACTTGAAAAAATATTTGCAGGGTGTTTTATATCATTGTGCTCAAATGCTTGAGGACTGTTAAAAATTTTTATAACCTGATTTGCTTTAACTAATGCCCACATAATTTCTCCTAACTTAATGTTAATGCAAGATTTCTACCTACTTCAACAAATTTGGATCCATTGTAATAGAAAACAAAGAAGTCACCTTTTGCAGCAGTTGTAGTTAATGTTGGAGCCGTATCAGATGCAAACTCATAGTTTGATGAAAAAGATAAAGTCCTTGATCCAGTACCATCTTGAATTACTAACAGGCTTACAAATTGACCTGTGACACCATTAGTTGCATTATTTAATGTTCTGTTACCACCTAATGTAACTTTAGCAACTGGTTTAGCTTGTAAGTCCCAATCAATATTAGCTCCATCTGTTAATGTTTGTTCAGGAATATAAGCAGCATCATTAAATTTAAAACGACCAGCACCTTTAGCAGTAAAAGCTAAACCAACATTTGTATCACCACCTGTGACTGCAAGTCCTACATCATTTCCTGTAGCTGCGTTTGTTATCTCTAACTCATTAACAGCACTAGTTGTTGTTTGAAAAATTATTTGTTCATTACCATTAGCATCAGCAATAAAGCCAGCATCTGCAATTTTTGGTTTTGTTAAAGTAACAGCACTGACTGTACCCCCTGCAATTGTTGCTGAGTTAGTAATACTACCAGATGTCGTTGCTCCATTAATAGTTGGACTGGTCAATGTTTTGTTTGTAAGTGTGTCAGTAGAGGATGTATTAATTATGCCTGTGTCAACAACATTTGTGCCATCAGCAAATAATACTCTTACTGATTTATCAGCAGCAACAAAAGTATATCCTGTACCACTAGCTGTTTTGAACTGCACTGTATGAGCACCAGAAGTGCCATTTGAAACAATATAAAATTTTTCCATGCTATCAGGAACTGTAACAATTCTATTTCCTGTAATTGTTCCTGTAAGCTTAATGACCATGTTTCGTGCATTTGAAGCTGCACCATCAGACATTGCTAATGCAGTAGTTCCAGCACCACCTGCAATAGATACCTCTTCATAGCCACCAACAGCTTGTTCAACTAACTGTAAATTTGTATTTGTTTTTGTACCCCAAGTACCAGCATTTTCGCCAGTAGCTTGTAATTCTAATTTTAAACTTGTTGAATATGTTGACGCCATACTATTCCTTTATATTAGTTCACATTATAAATCATTTATGCAGCTCTATCAACCTCTGTCCATACAACTGATGTGCCTACATTAACTTCTTCCCAATTTATTAGATTGATAGATCCAAGTGAAGCTGTTAAATCAAATCCTGTTATTGCCATTTCAACATCAGCAAAAGTAGTAACAGAACCCATCGCTGATGCTAAAGCAACTCCACTAGGTGATTCAATACTATCGTTAATAAAAGTAATTGACCCAAAACCTAGAGTTGTGCTTAACCCACTCGGTTGAGCTACAAAGTCTGTAAAACCTACTGCTGTCCCCATAGATGTGGTTAAAGCAATACCTGTTGCTTCACCCACTGTTGTTTGAGTAAAACCACCTAATGATAAAGTTAAAGAGAAACCTGAAAGTGAAACAATTTGATCACCCTGTTGTCCCCAGAGTCCTTCACCCCAAGTTAGTTGTCCCCATCCATTGGACATGTAAAACCTATGTAACTCTTAAAATAGCTGCACCTGCCGTAAAAGCAGGAAACTGAATTGTAAATGTTCCAGATGTTGCCGTTTTATCACCACCAAAATCTAGTACACAAACAGCAGGATCTCCTGTTGCTGTGTCATTATAAATCAAAGCACCTCTTGCAGTTAATGTCACTCCTGTAAAAGATCTATCTGCAAAATCAACAATTGCTGTATTAGTTGATAACGATGTCCCACCATTTACTAAAGCTCCACCACCACTTGTATACTGTCCTGAATTTGATACTTGTGCATCAGTAGTAAAACTAGTTGTAGATTTACCTAGAACAGCACTGTTAGTGTAAAGAGATAGTTTAAATGAATTACCACCAGTTTGTTTAAAGTTGTGAGTTCCTTCAAAAAGTTCTTTTTTGAAAGAATTGCATATTACACTAGTTGTTATTGCCATAATTACTCCATAAATTTAAGGTGAGGGTGATTCAATAGGTATCCTTGGAACACCTTCTTCATACTGCCCTCGTCTTCTTTGTCCCATTTGTTGTAATCCAAATGCTTGAACTTCTTCATTATACTTTGCTTTATTTAGGTTGTATAGATCTTGTGGTCCTTTAAGATAACTAAAACATTCTTCTAAAACACCATATAATAAAACATTTTCATAGTAAGTGGATAAATATGTTGAGTTTGATGAAGTAAAATGAGGAGGGTCGATGATATAATTAATTTGAATTGTAAAAGCAGCATTAGGTATAGGTGCAATTGCGATATTTTGGTCATCCCAATTTGCATAATATTTAGGCACACCTGTTGCATCTCCTGAATTATATTCAGATATAAAACTTGTATCTCTTTTTTCTAAAAAGTCTCTTACTCCTGAGTTTGTTATTTGAACAGAACGC